AATTAGAGGGTGATTATGAGGGAGATACACGTATAGCTGTTATAGATGCATTAATAGAAGAGTTTAAAGTAGCACGAACAGAAAGAGTTAAGGAGATAAAAGGATGAAGATATTATATGCGCTAGTCACTGTAAATATACTGTACTGGGGCTTTAGTGAAAGTTATTTATATGAAGGCAGTTTTATTATAGGTTGTGGTAAAGGGGTTATTGCTTCGGCTGTGTGCGTTTTAATTCCTTGGATTACATCTTTAAGGATGAATAAACAATGATTAAATACAAACGCAGAACAATAAACATCAAGCCAGAATTGCACGATAAAGAATTCGTAACTGTTGATGATGCTGAGGATTTAGTCAGGCAAGTAGCTGAGCATGCTATTAAAGCCGGCGCTGATAAAGATAAGATGATGGAGTTTTTTAATGATGAAAAATAAATACAGAACAAAGCACGTTAAAGCTGTGGGTTGGTTTGCTCAAGTTAAAAGGGGGCGCTTTTATTCTTGGGAAACTATAGGTAAGCATATTAACGGGTTTGGTGAGTACGAAGAGGCGCATTATGACTACCCTTTAACCAATGAGTATTCAGCAATAGCATTAATACAAGCATACTCAAAACACAACAACCTTGATTATAGCTTTGTGACGTATAAGGATATTAACGTATGAATAACACAGATAAACTAAGGTACGGGGGAATGTTGATTCACATGGTTATCACCTTAATCATATTGATATTGACGGGGCTGTATTACTTCTCGATACTATCTTTACACTCAATAATCTTTATCTCTTTTTTTGTAGTTAATATATTTGTAATTTATTGGTGTAAACGTAAAGAGCGTAAATCATGAGTAAGAAAATAAGAACCTTCCAATGTAAAGACTATAAATTCGACCGCATGGTAACTGATGATGTGTTAAAGGTTAAGTGTGAGTGTGGCGAGACAGCAAATAGAATTGTATCTGCTGCTCGCTATTTTAGTAATACTACTGGTAAGAGTCCTAGTTGCTAGTATCTTTCTGCTCATCTAATACAATATCAGCTTGGTTTTTATAAGCCTCTGTATTAGTTGGCCCTACTATCGCATCAACTCCCATTGCTTCACGCAACACCTTGAGATTATTTATAGCGTCGTTAATCTCTTGTTGTTGCGCTGCTTGAATCTTAAGTCCGTTATCAATCTGTTGTTGCTGGGCTTGTAAGTCTAACTTCTGCTGACCTTGGTCAATCTTAGCTGCATCAACATTAAACTTATCATCTTGGCCTTTTAAGAACTTCTGCACATCAAACTGTAACTTCTCCCTATCAAGTGCAACTTTGTCTTGGTCTAGTGTAACTTGAGCTGATTTAACTTGGGCGTTAAACTGAGCTTCTTGCTGTTTTGTTTGAGCGTTCTGTATATCAGCTTGACCTTTTAACTCTTCGGCCCTAGCTGCTATTGTCATCGGGTCTTCTTGAGGTGGCTGTTGTGCCTGTTGCTCTGCTAATTGCTGTTGCTGCTGCCGCTCTTCGTCAGTCCATTGTGACTCAGGAATTAATCCGGCATTAAGCAATTCAACTCTTGCGCGTTCAGCCATTTGGTCCATACCAGGAACAGCCAAGTTTTTAAGCATAATATCTTTACCTTGCTGTAAAAAGCTAGGGTCAATAGCTGCCATATCTAAGAATGCTTGAGTAGTTTCTTTTTGTTGGCTATTAAACGCTGGACCAAAGTCACATAAGACATCATAGTCACCTTTAGATAAGTCATTTAACTCTACGTTTTGCCCTGTCTCTTGGTCTAAAACATTATCATGTAACGTAATCATTGAGCTTGTGCCATCTTCTTCAAGTATACGAACCTGTCTAGTAGAATCATAAACTCTAGGTATTGCGTTGATTAATACTTTACCAACTTGACACACCATGACCTCTAATGATTTAAACCATTTGATTGAGCCAATGTTACCTTGTTCTATTTGCTGATTACCTGCTATACCGCTTTGCAATGGACTAGCGTTGCCTTGTAAGGCGTTAAAGCTATTAGCACTGGCTGAAATCATTTGCTGAGTGTTAGCTATTGTTGTTTGTAGTCCTGAACTAGCAACTGGACCGCCCTCGGTAGGTAAGAATGGAACATTATCAACATGATTGTAAAGCCTGACAGGATGGCGATCTGTATTCATTTTAGAATAATCATAGCCCTCTGCTTGCTCTGCTGTCATCCACTTCATAGGTGCAGGAGATAAAGCCCCGTCTTCAATATCACGAGACATGGCGTAGTTTAGAATTCTTTGTTGATCGTAAAGCTTCTCTATCTTGCCAAAGTAAATAACCTTGTTTTCAAATATATCAAAGTTTCCGTATATAGGAATGATAGGCAAATCATTAAATACTGTTTTCTCTTCACTCTTTAACCAGTCGTTACCATCAAACAAGCGAGAATGTACACGCCAAGACTTTCTAGTTCTACGCTTCTCTTCTCCTTCGTTATCTTTTTCAATGGTGATATTTTGTAATGCTAAGTCATCTTGAATTTGCTGAAAATCATCATCAGCTTTATATACCGCACCGTTAGTCATTCGCACTAACTCAATATCTACTTGTTTTTTATAATACAATTGACCAACAGTTACAAAGTCAGCAGTATTAAAGAATGCTTGGTTTTGTTTATCATTACCTACGCTTTGCTCATTACCGTCTGGGAATCTTTCTTTATATTCTGCTACCGGTATAGCTATTAATTTAACACACCATTTAGCATCACTAGCATCTTGCTTAACTGAGCCTAAATCAAACCATACTGAGTCGACAGCGTTAGGAACCTTTTTAATTACTAAGTCTTGGTCGAATGAATCACCATCAATAAACTCTTGAACAACTTCAACAGCATCAAAGCCGCCTATGACATTAGAGCGTGAAGCATCATTAAATACTGCATCAGCATTAGATACGTTTCTTATATTACGAATAAGACCGTCATAAGTCTTAGCAACATCAATAGATGAGTCTCCGCCACTAGGGGAAACGTTCAAACTAAAATCTGATTGCTCTATTTCACCACTGATTTGGTCAACAATAGGCGTGCACATATCAAACGTGCCACGAAATCTACCTTTAAGCTTCTCTGTAGCATATGGGTCCCATTGACCATCACGCTTATTTAAGAATAACTTAGCATCCCTAACGGCTTGTCTCGCGTCTGTGGTTGCGTCTTGTGCCTCTGCTATCATAATAAGAACGTTACTATGTTTACTGAAGTCTATATCTATTGCCATTTTCTACATTCCTATTAATAAATAGAGTCAAATTTTAATGTGGCTTTTTTATTTAAGTTAACTGGTTCTGCAAATGTTAATCCGCCTGCATCACCGAAGTCAGGACTAAACCCGTACTTAGATTTAATCTTATCTTTAGACCATAATACGCGCCTGTCATTTGAATCTCTATCAAATGGACTAGCGCATAAGTCTGCTTGTAATTCGTCACTGTCAGGAATATCAACCGGTAAGCTTTCATCAACCAACCAATCCGCCATCTCTCCCCACATTTCATTTCGTTTGTTCTTGTACTTCTTGGGCTTTAACGTGCTTGAGCCAAAGTAGATAGCCTTAACTTTATCTTTGTATCCAAGCTCATGTAACCGATCAACGATATCAACACCACCACCAGCATCGACAAACATCTTATCTGGTTTCTTACCTGCTACTGGGCAAACTGTGTCTAGTATATCAATACAGATAGCAACATTCTTTCCTAGTGAATTACATTGCTCACCTATAAAGCTTTGCATCTCGTACATTTTGCGACCTTGACGTTTAATAGTAGCAAACCTGTCACCACCTCTTGATGGATCAACACCAACAATTAATGGCCCACTTCCTTTCTCGTTTCTGCCTCTTGCCATCATACAATGGTCTGGACTGATTAAGCCGTCACTACCGGATACTTGAAAAGCTTCTGCGGCATTCATTGGATACTCTTGTTTGAATGCTTTAGTACCGTCAACGCCATCAGTTGTTAATTCTGCTATCTTCATTCTACGCCAAAACAATTGCTGCTCATTTAAATCGTATTGATTAAGTAAAATCATTTCATC